GCCACGCCTTGTTCGATGAGCCGCCAAAAAGACAAGGTATGGCACACATAGCGACAGCCAACCACCATGCGTTTTTTTGGGTAATTTTTTTTTAGAAACATTGATAAAGTGGCGACCATACCATACATTTTAATGGACATAGACACCATACTATCCGAGCATAGCCAAGAAGACCACCCAAGCCGACTCGCCTTTGCTCGATTCCTAAACGAACATTACCCGTTCCTTTCCGTGAAAGGTTGGGAGATGCGACTTATCCGACAGCGAGATAACATAGCGTCGCCAACAAAGAGGGGAACTTACACATACGACGAAAAGAGTGACAGATACACCACGCACCTAAGCACTGGTTCACTTACCATGTCGGGCGCAAAGCACCGGCAAATTATGGCTGAGTGGTCTAATGGTATGTCAACGGCGCAAATATGCCATACACATAAGATTGCCGAGTCTCACTTTAAGGAATACAAGCGTGTTCATAAAATTACTCGTGGCTCTATCCCCGTAACAGGCGAGCAACTAATGGAGGTTGACAACCAAGACGGACTGATTAACGACATCATTATCTCCCGTCGTCACACTCTCGCCGCTGACCTCGCAAAAGAACAGCATAAGAGAATGGCTGAGGACTCTAAGAACTGGAGAACACTAATGGATGACTATGTGGCACACATGACAGTCCTCTCTAAAGCACCTAAGTCTGTGCCTAAAATGAAATTAGCAAAGGCTAAAAACCCATATGCTCTCGTAGTATGCCCTACTGACTTTCATTGGGGTAAATACGGGTGGGCTGATGAAGTAGGAGAGTCCTACAACTTTGATGAGGCACGAAAGCGATTGATGGAAAAGACCGAAACACTCGTGTCTCGTATCTCAACTAAGCCCGAAAAAATCTATGTTGGCGCAGGTTCCGACTGGTTTCATGTAGATAACGACGCTGGACTTACTACTCGTGGCACACCACAGGATATGTGTGCTACTCCTGCTGAAATCCTTATCACCGGATGTAAATTAGCCCGTGAACACATTGACCTACTGCGCCAAGTCGCCCCTGTTGAAATAGTAATGATGGCAGGTAATCACGACCGCCATTCATCCCTCGCACTAATGATGTATCTATCCGCCGCATACGAAGGTGTCAATGATGTTGACATCGTTATCACACCAAACAATCGTCGCTATATCGAATACGGCAACACGCTACTTGGCTTCACACACGGTGACGGTCTCGGTAAAGTGTCTCTCGGTCCTCTTATGGCTGTTGAGGCTCGTGAACAGTGGGGAGCAAACGAACATAAAGTATGGTTCCACGGACACTTACACCATCAACGGATGCACGAAAAGGACGGGTGCCTCATTATACAGATGCCATCCCTCGCAGGGCATGACCGATACCATGCACGCTCCGGCTACACTACCAGTAAAGCCGGTCTCGCCGCCTACCTAATTGATTACAAAGAAGGCTACATTGGTTCTCTCTTTGCCCCAGTATCACATGAGTGAGTATTATGCCAGCGAGTCCTTTACATAAGAAAGAGCGACAGTGCCAAACCTGCGGCCATACTACGACTGCTCGATACAACAGTCATAAAAAATGGTGCCCCATAGATAAGAAAATGAAATACTGTGGGTATATGCGGGTGATTCGATGATACCCAACTTTGACTTTCAACGCTCCAAGTATGACATCCGCCACTTCTATGAATGGCTCTCTCCCGAATACGAATGGGCCGACCACATAGGCGAATGGATGGAATTATACGGCGACCGTAAAGGTGCGGCAGTTCACCGTGTGTGTATTATCGCTCCCCGCTCACATAGTAAGTCGGCTACCCTCCGTGTCAAGTTACTACACATGTGTTTATTTGAACAAAGGAACGGCAACCCTATGGAGGTGTGGTTATTCTCCGCCTCTATTCGTCAATCAACAAACCGTCTTGAGGAGATTAAGACTGATATGCGCCGACACCCCGAACTACGAAAGTATCTCGATGAGCGCAAATCAAACAAACAAAAAATCTCATTCACTAATGGTGCTTGGATTCAAGCAACCGGTGTAGGTTCCGCTATTCGTGGTGAGCACCCTGCCGTAGTAGCCCTTGATGATGTCCTCGCTGAAATGGGGGATATGACAATGGACTCGGTGCGAGAGTGGTTCAAGAAAGTAGTGACACCGATGCTTGACCCCGAAACATCACTGTTCTGTGTCGGCACTCCTATGTCACACACTGACCTATATCAAACCGAGATGTTATCCGAGAAGGCTAAACAAGTATGGAAAAGTGGCGTATGGTCGGCATTCCCGAATTGGGATGAGCACCGAGAGAATCCCGAAATAGAACTATCTCCACTTTGGCCCAAGTTCCGACCTACTTCTTTTCTTTTGGAACAAAAAATCAGCATGGATGACGACCTCGCCTTCGCCCAAGAGTATCTGTGTAAGGTCGTGGACGATGATGCCCAAGTCTTCAACAGGCACCTCATCCGAAAAAACATAGACATAAGTGCCGAGGGAGGTTTCAATACTCAACTCGATGATGGTTCCCGTTTCATCCTCGGTTTCGACCCTTCGCATGGTATTGGTAAAGACTACTCCGTGTTAATATCATTACGCCAAGATGAACAGGGCTATATCCACTTTGTTGATATGTGGCGTAAGAATGACTTTCCGCCGGATAAACAAGCCGATGTTATTATTGAGTGGGCCGACCATTTTAAAGCACCGGTCGCCGCCGAAGATGTAGGTTTTCAAAGACTCTACGAAACAATCATCGAACAAAAAGGAGCAGTGTTAGATTACCGGCCCTCTAAAGCATCCAACAAAGGACTGAAACAGGGGCTAATGAACCGGTTAAGGGTATGGTTTGAGCGAGAACTTGTCATTTTCCCGTATGCTACCGCCGATATGCGGAAAAAAATTGGCATTCTTCTTGATGAACTCGAAAACCATGTGTGGAAAAATGGAGAGATTGTAGATGTTGGCAAACATAACGATACAGTTATGGCGCTGGCGCACGCAATAGACCAGTTCAAAGCAAAGCGTTCCGACTTTATGCCTATGGCATCTAAAACGACAAGCATGGGCGGGTGGTCTAAAGACAAAAAACCCACTAAAACAGCGAGAAGTAGAGGTTCCGGTGGAAAATATGTGCGCTTTGGGGCGTAATGTTAAAGCCTCGCATGAAAAAATACCAAACATGAGTCCAATGATACACCCATTCTTAGCCGTTTATGGACTTATAATTATAGAATGTCTCTTTTGGATTGGAGTGGGCTACTTCGTATATAAAAGAAAAGGAAAGAAAAAGAGCATTTGGCACGAGTGATGTTCATATAACATACCACATGTGGGTAAAGCATGGCGTGGTGGAACCCATTTTCAAATCGCACTGTGACGGCGACCGAGGAGCCTGTCATCCCGATTAGAACTACGGCGAGTCGTAGGGGAGATAGTCCATTTGCAGTCATGGCCGCTGGTATTGATGAGATTGTAAAAAATACCGAGGCACTCCGTGGCGCTTTCGACCATACAAATGAGTTCGACCTATACGACGACATGCTAAATTACGACCCCGAACTTAACGGTGCAGTCCGAACTATCAGCCTCACAGCAAACAAATACCAAATTGTAGGCGGTAAGAACGCCGCAATTAGAAAAGCAATCAAGACTCTCACAGAAGAGACACTTGACTTTGACGACCTGCTTATCAACGGCATGCGAAACCTTATGGTCTACGGCAACGACATCTCAAAGTATGTCGGTAAAACTGGAGTTGGTGTGACAGAACTACAATCACTACCTATTGCCCAAGTAACTATTATGGATGACCGAGTAGCCTCCACACAGACTGACAAAGAAAACGCTATTATGAAAGCGGAGAAGTATTTGTTGCGAGAACAAGTCCGTGACCCTCAAACATTTTCGGCTGACGAGATTCTACACATACGAATTGATTACCGCTCCAACTGGCTTCGTGACCGATTGGGTCGCTGGACCTATGGTGTGTGGGGCGCATCCCGATTTACCGCTCTCAAACAAGCCATTCGTGCAAAATACAACAGCATGAACAATCGTATCGCTCTTGAAGACTCTCTTACGAAGCAATACATTACTATTGGCCCCGAAGCAGTAGAAAATATCAATGACCCCGACGAAGCCGAGGCTCGCCTTAACTATGTTATGGATTCAGTAGGCACTCTACTTGACGGCCTACGCTCGGACCAAGTGCCTATTCTCCCCCACTATGTAAACATGGAGTTCGTTGACCTCAAGAATACAGTGCCCGATAACTCCGGCTTCTTAGATTCAGTCAATGCTGACATTTCATCTGTTCTACATGTGCCAAGAGTAAGTATGGGCCAAGAGCGTGGCTCTACTTTTGCCGCTACATACAATGCGAGCCAGTGGTCGGTCCAAGCAATTCGCCGTCTACAATCTATTCTCGCTCAATCTATGCAGGCGTTATTTTCTAAACACTTAGAACTGCTTGGTATTGCACACATCAACGGTGATTTACCAAAGGTTATGTTTGAGCCTATGGATGAAGAATCACCATTTGAGCAAACACGCCGAGCAACTATGGCATTTGAATCGGGAATCACTACTCTTAACGAAGCACGATTTGAGTTAAGTCTACCTGCTGAAAAAGCCAGCGTTGGAAAACAACGATATAAGGGGCCATCCTCCGATAGTAATGTAGGAGAGTTGCCCCGTGACAAAGAAAACAAGCCGCCCGAAGAATCCGAAAGTGACACTGGGGGAATATGAGATGATGAAAAATAAAGATACCTTTAACGACCGTATGGTTAAGCGAACAGTTCTACCTGCAATTTACCTTTGGCTTCTCGCCGCAGGTGCAGTAGTAGGTATGGGTATTGTTCATCCCGATGTTGTCCTTACCAACCTTGACGGGTTTATCGCACTTATCGCAATCATCAGTGGTGTTTCGGCACCTGCTCTACAAACAGTTCTCCGTATGTGGGAATCGGAACAGCAAATTGAGATTGATAACATGGGTGTTGAAATGGAGCACGAGCGTATTCGTGATGGATTGCGTAAGCAACACATGATTGAACTTGAAAAGTCCGAACAACAGCACCAACAAGCCATGCTCCAAGCCGCTCAAGAACATCAGCACATTGTTGAGAAGCATAAAGAAACCATTGTTAAATTAACCCCAGTTCATAAGATGGGAGAGGAGTGATTATCATGCCTACACCAAAACCAAATGAAAGCAAAGATGACTGGATGGACCGATGTATGGGTGATAGTAAAATGGTCGATGAGTTCGGCAATCCACAGCAACGAGCCGCTGTCTGTAATACATACTTTGAAGACCGTGGAAAGGAAAAGACTGCTTCGATAGAAACAGTTGAGGCTCTACAATACGGAAAGCCCGATAAAGATGACCCAAGAAAAACCCCTGCTAAACCAAGCGAGCGTCGTAAAGGTTCTAAGAAAAACAAAAAAGACTCAGCGAGCAAACCTAATGACTCTATTAAAATGAGCGAGGCAACAGAAGCCCGTATTCGTAAGTTGATGGAGGAGCATAACAAGAAAGACAAAGGTAGCAAAGCCACTATGGGTATGCTTAAGTCAGTCTTTCGTAGGGGTGCTGGTGCTTTTAGCCGGAGTCACGCACCCAACATGTCTCGAAGTGGTTGGGGAGTTGCACGAGTTAAAGCATTCCTTTACCTTTTGCGAAATGGTAGACCATCCAATCCAAATTACAAGCAGGACAATGACCTACTGCCCAAGTCTCATCCTCGTGCTGACGAGGAGTATGAAGACTGGGGAGAAGCATTTGGTGCCGCCGAATATCAAGGGCGCAAAGTTACGCTCAATAAACCATTCCGAACAAAGGGTGGCCCAAAGAAGTTTGCAGTGTATGTTCAAAACAAAGCCGGTCGAGTTATCATAGTTCGATTTGGCGACCCCAACATGGAGATTAAGCGTGACGACCCTAAGCGTCGAAAGGCATTCCGTGACCGGCATGACTGCGCTAACAAGAAAGATAGAACAAAGGCTGGTTACTGGTCGTGTCGTCAATGGTCTACAAATAAAGTAGAAGCCAATGATGATATATCAACCGAAACAGTCGAAAGTAGTATGGGCGGATGTGGCTGTGGATGTGATGGCGAATCAGTCGAAGCGGCTGAACCTAAGCCAAAGTCCGATGAGACACACGACCAATACATGTCTCGTTGTCAAAAGATGGGTTACTCCGAGGCTGAGTGCATGAAGGCTCACGAAGGTCATAAGTTCAAAGACCAAGACGAAGCACATGATGACGAAAGCCACGAAGCATACCACGACGATGAAAAGAAAAAGAAGTATGCCTCCGAGTGCGACACCGAATGTCCTATTGGACAAGAGATGGTTGACGGAGAATGTATTCGTATTGCAGTAACCTGTGATATTGAAATCCAAAACATAGAAACACGAATCGAAGCGAGCACCGGTAAAAGCATTATGCGAATTAGCGGTATTGCATTTACTAATGGTATTAACAAGAACTCATGGGGAGTTCGCCCTGCTCTCGCACAGCGACTCGCTGATGAAATGGTAGGTGCCGATGTTACACTTAATCATCCTAAGTCCGAGATGGGTAGGTTCCGTCGAAACATGGATGGCGGAGTTGACGAAGCCACAGTAGGCGTTGTTACCGAAGCATCATACCACGCCACTAAGAAAGGCTACCAAGTTCGATATGTAGCCGAAGTCCACCGCACAGAACTATTCGCTTCTCTTGAGTCCGGTCTATGGATGCGCCCCGAATACGGAGTATCTATTGGCGGCACAGGAGTGCCAAGCGAGATAGTCGAGGCTGACGAAGATGGCGGTCGCCCTACTATGTGGTTCGCTGATGACTTTGAGTTCGACCACTTGGCGATTGTTCACCGACCGGCTTATTCCGAAGCGAACATAGAAACCGTAGAAAAGGTGATTGCCAATGAAACCTTTATGTATCAACCCGAAAGTAGCACTGATTACTCGAAGGTGAATAATATGACCGAAGAACAAATTGAATCAACCGCATCCGACATGGAAGCACTACAAGCCGAACTCGTTTTGCGAGAAGCGAAAATTGCAGAATACGAAGCCGCTGACCTCGCTCGTGCTGAGGAATCAAGAGTCGCTCTTGTTAAGAAAGCATCCGACATGGGCCTCAAAGGTCACGACGACTTCTCAACAGAAACATTGAACTCCGTTATCGCATCTTGGGAATCCTCCCGACCTGCTCCAGTAGAAGAACCAGTTGTCGAAATGACACCTGCAACACCTGCTGTCTCCGAACCAGTCGAGGCTTCCGAAGAATCCTCCGAACCAGTTGTCGCCAACTACCTAAACGGTAAGATTGTCGAATCCTCCGAATCCCTCTATGCACGATGCTACAACAGTTGGGCAAACGCTTACAATACTGTTATGGCTGGAGCCGATATGCAAAAGGCTAAATTATATGAGGAACTCCAATAAATAGGTGATGAAAAATGGTAGCATACAGTGGACAAACCCCAGTAAACGCAAAAGATATACAGAACACATTCGCATCCAGCGGATTGCTCGTGAAATACAACGCCGCAGGTATTATGATAACTGCGAGCGTTACAGATAAACCAGTCGGTGTAACAATTGACGAATCAAGCCGTGGTGCTGATGGCGAACTTGAAGCGGCTGGAACCGGAACTGTTTCAATCCTACCTTTGACCGGCGTTCAATACATTAAGTGTGTTGGCGGCGGTGCTCTAAAGACCGGAGAAGCATTGTATGTTTCACAGACTGCTGAGGCTGACGGCCATGTCCACACCACAGCATCCAACTCCGCTACCTTCGTCGGATATTACTTCGGTGAAGATGGCATTACCCCTGCCGCTGGCGACCTAATTCCTGTCTTCTGTCGAGGTGCCCACATTTGAGGCTGACTGAAAGCATGATAAAAATAAATGGAAGTGAATAATATGGCTAATGAATCCTTAGAACAACTCTTGAATGTAAGCGCCGCTACTGGACCTTTTGGAAAAGGCGACGCAGTGCTTGAACAAACCCTCCGTGACTTTATCCAACTCCAATCTACTACGATTGCTGTCGGAACTCAAGTCGTCGGTGTCCGAACTGTTCCGTGGCTTACCTTTACTTGGTATAGTGGCGCAACAGGAACCTTTACCTACCCTCTCGATGACAACGCAGTTGTTGACCCAACCAAGATTGGAACAGCGAACTACTCCGTTAAATTAGAGAAGGGTCAAGGCCGATGTGTTTTCCTTGACTCCACACTACTTCGTGGCGAGACTTGGGAAAACATGAACCGACAACAAATGGCTATCGTTCAAGCACGAGCCGATTTGATTGACAACCACATCCTCGCTAAGTTGCATGCTGGTGCAGGTCAATCAGCCGCTACAACTGGCGGTGTCGTTTGGGGCAATGCCGCCGCTGACGAAGAACTTGACATTCTTAACGCTATGGATAAAATCTTCGAGAACGCTCGTGTTTCCGGTAACGAACCACTCGCTCTTATCCTCCCTGCATCATGTCGTGCTCAAATGTTGAACACTCGTCTTTACACGAATGTTCTCCAATCTCTCCAAGAGCGATTGAACACCATGATTAACTTGACTATCTACTACACCCGTGACTTCGGTGCAACTGGTGCTCTCGGTAGTGACGCTCTCCTTTTGATTGGTGGAGCACAGACTGCTGAGTTCTTCCAATACAACGGTGACGGATTTACCGAAACAGAACTTACTCGAATTGAAGGTGTCGGCTTCTCATGGCTTCTCACCTCATACATGGGTTCAGTGATTCACGAAATGCAGGATGGAGCCGCCGCTGGCAAAAACAACCGCATTTTCAAAATCACCGGAGTCGTTTGATTACTGGTGATTTTCCTTGAATAAGGCTCAAATCATAAAGAGACTCAAGGCTAAGAACATCCCTGTGCCGAAAGGTGCGAGCATCGGTGAACTAAGACACCGGCTTGATAACTGGGAAGGTGGAAAAGGCTGGCTATTTAGGCTCGCTATACCTGCCTCTCGCAAAGGGAATGATAATCCAGCCCACCTACTTGAGTTCGGTAGCATTTACTGGGTTCCTAATAGTAGATTCGCTCGACTAATTGCCGAAACCCGCTTAGTCTTTATCATGGGTAGAGAACTCAACGCACCAAAAAGTGCTACTCTACTTGATGTGCCAAAAGACTTTAACGACAGATGGGGAATAGGTGAAGATAATGGCAGTAACGACTGACAACATTCGAGATGTCCTAAACAGGCCGAAAGGTTTGAACGAGGGCACCATAACCGAGATGATTTCAATTCGGACCAACGAGGTAAATAAAGTCGCTCGTGGAACTTCATACGGAGTCTCCTCCTCTCAAGCACCAAGCACTGACCTCAAAGAAGGAGCAATCAAAATGCTGGTTGCTCTTGACTGCCTTAACATACTCATAGACACTGTGCCATCGTATTATAGTGAAGACCAGCAAAGGGTATATGATAGGCGTTTTCAACAACAGATATTGACTTTTCAGCAAAGGGCTGACGAGGCACTGGCTTTGATTACTGACTTAGGAACTGCAACCTTTGCTACTGGTAATTCAAAGACCCGCCTTGTATGAGTTGATTAAATGGCTGATATATACTGGGTTCAAAATGGTGGCTCTACAAGCGCCAATACTGCTTCGGCTTGGAACACAGCGGCCAATGGGTCGGGTTCATCCGGCATCCCTTCTACAAGTGACAATGTTCACATAGGACATGCCGATACATTAGCGGCTGACAAAGGTAATGCCACCTGTCTGTGGGATTTAGCACTTACTCTTGGGGCATTTACTACATACAGTGGGTATAACACCGCCACTACTACATCTACTCTTATTTCATTTACAGCAGGGCAAACGATAACACATGCTAATACCAACTGGGCTGAATTAGGTTTTAGAGTTGGTATGCAAATTGTAGTATCGGGAGCGAGCACTGGTGCCAATAATGATACCTTTGATATTGCTGCCATTTCATCTAATACAATTACTACTACTCAATCAACCCTGCAAAATGAATCAGCGGGGCAATCGGTCACAGTTCTCGCCACTATAAAATTAGCGATGAATGCAAACATTACTACTACTAAGTTCACACTTGATACAACAATGAGGAACTCTACCGGCTCAAACAAAACCATAACTCTAAGTGGTGCTTATCCTTCGGGAACTGACAACCGCTATGTCCTTAATGGCGAAAACGCTGTTATTGAAAACCAAGACATTCTTACATACACATTCAATACTTCGGCAAACGGAGCAGGTGCTATGAAGTTCGATGATGGGCCATACCCTAATATGACAACAGCAGGATTATCTTTCTTTAACCCCGAATACTGCATACCTACCTCTACCACTCATGGTGCGGCTACATTCTACTCTATGAACATAGGCTCGTCATCTACATTTCAAATGGGTAGCGCAACACAAACCTCTACACTAAACGCAACTAAAGTGTTTGAGATTCTAAACACATCTACCTTTGTTATTGGCGGCTCTGTATTCGACGCTGGATTCTCAACCTTTGCATTTACTATGAATGCTACCGACTGGACTATCCCCGTCACAGGAGATACTACATTCGGCACAGCGCCATTCGTTTGTAGGTTCTACAATCTTATTCTACGCACCCCTGCTACGGCAGGGTTCAAAGCCTTAATACCAAACAATCGCACTCTATCGGTCAACAGTCTCACAGTAGAGGCTGACGCAGTTCTCAAGGGCCATATCACAGCAGGTAGTGGGGCAACAAGCACAGTGTGTTCAGTTCGTAGGCCAGTCATTAAAGGGTCATGGAACTTCTCTCAATTATCCGACGGAGTATATGTCTCATTGATGTCCGACACATTCCCGATTACTCCCTCCGATGGCCCAGTGGGTAGGGTCCAACTATCAAACGCTGGAGGAACATTTACCTCCGACGAAAAATTACTATGGACCTCCGCTACATCGACACTACTTGTTGATGGTAAATTAACTGTTACCGGTCTTATTGACCCGACAGGTATGGAGTTCACCGCTGTTGGTGCTAATCCATCATCCGCTAATCCAGCAAAAACAATATGGGTGAACAGTGCTGACTCCAACAAATTATACTTCGGGTCAAGCGAAGTAGGTGGTGGTGGTGGTAGTGGAATAACTGCGCTTACAGGAGATGTAACTGCCAGTGGCTCCGGTTCAGTGGCCGCTACTATTGCTAATGACTCAGTTAATGACGACAAATTAGCCAACGCAACGCTCGCTAAAGTTGATGGTGCTTTGCCAAAAGCCGGAGGAACAATGACCGGTGAGATTGAGGCAACGACAATTACCCTTAACGCCGTTCCTGCCGACCCTGCCACCGACGACAAGGTTCGCATCGGTGAATCGGGCGGGTCAAGCAATATGTTTCAAATACAGACTAATAGAGGCAATATCCAAATTGGCCGCAACTCCGGTGCGTATGCTCATATTTATACAGATGCCGACCAATTTTATTTTAGCAAACCAATTTTGGTTGATGGTGGGGGGCAAGTATTCTCCTACAACGACGGATTGTATCTCGGAACAGGAACAAGTGCTTCTGGTGGAACAACAGCAATTACTGTTGCCAATGGCTCAACCGACATAACAGTAGCAGGTAGCATAGCAGTAGGTGGCACTGTTGATGGTATAGACATAGCAACAGATGTTGCCGCCAACACAGCAAAAGTTACCAACGCTACGCACACTGGAGAAGTTACAGGTGCAACCGCTTTGACTATTGCTGACGATGTAGTAGATGAGGCAAACCTCAAGGTATCAAACGCTCCTGTCAACGGCTACGCACTCACAGCGCAAAGTGCGGCGAGCGGTGGTTTGACTTGGGCCGCTATGAGTGGCGGCGGTAGCGCATTGGAGTTCGGAGAGTGGCGTATGACAGCCCATAATCCATCTACTTCATCCTCTAATGATTTCAACAGCAACACAAGATGGGTTGCGGATTTAGCCGATACAAATTATTGGACTCAAGCGACTACATCAAGCGACCATACAAGTATTGTATTACACTCCGATGGCTACCTTACTTTAGCCGCTAATGGTATTTACGATGTATGGTTTTCGACTGATATTTTCGGACACGGAACAAGTGCCGCCAACATTGATTCTTTTGTTGAAATATCAACAAACAATAGTGGGGATAGACGCTATGCTACTACGAGAGAAGTATTTAGAATAAATGGCGTGAATGTAAAATACAATCACCAAACAACAGCAAAAATTAGAACCGGCGGTTCGGCAGTGAACATTTACTTTTCCGCTTATCTTAATGGGTGTGGGTATTACCTCGCCGCATATAACGACTACCGAACATCAGTAAAAGTAATTAGATTAGGTGATGCGTGATGCCAACAATAAAAGAAAAATTAGAAACAAGATTCCCCGATGAAGATTGGTCGTTTATGGATGACGATACCTGCTTCAATTACTTTAGGGGGCAATATCATTTAGGCTCAAATTGGCCTGCCGGATTGCCTGTGTGGAGTTCCGATGAAATCAAAGCATTCTTGGAGAGTTAAATATGACAAAAAGAAAAGGAAAAATAATCTATATCCCGCCCGAAAGATGTTATACAAATGTGAACATTGAAAAGACGGACCACGGCTACGCAGTATATAGGGTAGGCGAATCTAAGCCGTTTTCGTTCATCCCGACATCCGCTGTAAAGCAAATTGAATATAAGGAATGAGATACATGGACATTGAAATGATTATACTAATTGCCGCTATCGCCGTCGGTCTTGGACTGGCTGGCTACAAAGCCTACAAAAAATTGATGGCTGACGGAAAGATTACTCTTGACGAAGTTCTTGATTTAGCCGAAGACTTGAAAGATATTGTTGAAGATTTACCTTCGCTATCCTCTATCAAGAAAATGAAAAAAGCCGAGTTAATTGCGCTCGCCAACGACAACGGCCTCGCAGTTGACGGAACAAAGGCTGACTTAATCTCCCGACTTGAAGAAGCAAAGAAGGTGATTGAAGATGACAAGGAATGATGACAGACTCGATGACTTAGACGACCGAGTTCGTCTACTTGAACAAGCAGTTCTTGAGTTATCGACTATGGCTAAATACATTAAATACGCCGCTATCGCCCTGTTCGCTTCCTTTGGTGTTGATGTGCAGGGGGTCATGTAATGACATACTGCACCAACACTGATGTAGCAATCCGCCTCGGACTTGACTCAGCACAGAAAGCGAGAGCGGCTACTCGCATTACAAGCGCAGTAAGTCGAGCCACTATCCAAATAGACCAAGAGTTCCGTGATTACGGTAGAGCCGCACCAACCGGTGCTACTGGCAACATGGCCGCAGTCCTCAAAGAGATATGCGCTGACCTATCCGCATCTATTTATCTTGAAGATGAATCCGCATTTCACACCGCTGGAGCCGACCCTGTTCGGTCCAACATCCTAAGAATGCGAGGAATTGCGGAACTCCTACGGTTGGCACACTTAGGAACGGTGTCTTAAGATGGCTGGTCTTAACATTAACATGACAACGGATTTTGCATCCGTTCATTTCAAAATGTCCGATGCTCCATTTAATTCGATGTCGAAGCGAATGGAAAAGACATCGGGCGAGATTATGGCGAGAGCGATTAAAGAAGTCCTACGAGAAGAAGTAAGCCAAACGCAAAGCGAGTTAATCCGTGATGCAGGTCCGAAGTTGAGGGCTATGGCTGGTATAGTTGCTGACTCACTCATAGTAGAAGTAGGTAATAACGCCAACAACGAAGCCGAAGTTCGCTTTGGTTCCGACCCAATAGACAACGGTGGTGTTGAAGGAACTCGTGGTGGTAAATTAGCCGCTATCCTTGAATACGGAGTGCGACCTTTTGAGTATGGATTTACATTCAAGACTATTAAGAACTCAACATCTTGGGGTGCTATTGGTGGAGGATTCATCAACGCTAAGACAACAGGTAATATGGTTCACGAAGGATTTGAGCCTATGGACTGGTTGAGTAAGACTCGTGATAGAGCCGCTCCTAAAATTGAGGAGCGTATCAAGAGAGCATTAGAGGAGGCATACGCATGAGCATAGCAACAACAACAGAATACTGGACAAGCCGGATGAATGGAGGAGACCCGTCTTCTCTTACAGAGTTCGGGCAGGACAACACATCATTTTCACTCACAGGCACAGGTTCCGATGGTTCAGCCGTCGGAGGGGCTTGGCAAATCGCCAACGCTGGTAGCGGTCAATACTGGTCGGTTACTCCTACTACCAACGACTACACGATAGTAGCGTGCTTTAAGTTCACGGGCACACCTACCGATAATACAGTTCTCATGGAACTTGACAACGGCACTCATAAAGCACAGGTAAAAGCCGCAGGTGACTTACAGACTCTAAAGTTGGTAGGTGCCACCACAGTAACTAAAACAGACCTTGATTTGGGGCAGGCCGATTCATTTGATTCAGTGCCTATTATGATTCGCTTGACTCTTACTTCGGCAGGCGTAGCAACTATGTATTGTCGTGAGATTATCGAAGACGACACAGGCGCAACAAATTATCTACAAGTTACCGGAGCCAGTGGCTCCAGTAAGACAATCAAGTGGGGCAACGACAGCGGCACAGTGCTATGGAACAATGTTTATGTTTCAACATTTGGCGCATACAGCCCCGACGAACTATCAACCTCCCCATTCGTTACTGATAGTCTTATGCGTATGGCTCTGTCAATCGTAGAACTGCTACAAAACAGTAAGAGATTCTATCTCAAGAATCAAGTTGGTGACGCATCAATTTTATACGGTTATGACATCTCATCTCAAATGATTTCACGCATTCCCCAACCTTCGGTTCATGTCATTCTCCGTAAGTTGGACTCTCCCGACTTTACCAGTCTTGGCGGAACTCGTATTGAACAGAACTATACAGTCATTATCTTCATTACAACAAGAGGAACTGACTACAAGAATGCGTATCGCATGGGTTTAGAGATTGCTGGAGACTGCTTCGATGAACTCTACACGAACACTGGACTGAAAGGTAATACAGACAGTCTTACTAACTATGAAATCAATTTTGATACCAAGATGGATAACGACGAAGTGGTATGTGTTCACCGGCTCGAAATCACCTATATGCGTCGCCTAAATATGCTACACCGGTGAAACCCTTAAGTGTCGGCCCACTCGTAGCCTCTACTAAGGTGAATCTATATGACCTCTAATTTTGCATACCGATATGTGTCTTTGACACCCGAACACACTACCTCCACTGGGGTTCGCTCCTATGGCACTAAATCAAACATGACCGCATCCGGCACTCTTTACGGAGAAGTTGATGATGAGTCATTCGCACTTAACTTTGACCTTTTGACTCGTGGTGACATGAGCCGATATGGTGCGGCTAAGTCGATTAACGGTAAGGAGTATTCCGAGGGCGGCATCAACCTCGTTATGCAACCCGACGACACACTCGGCCTGTTGCTATACGCTATGTATGGTGACAATACAGGATGTGACAGCACAGGGTATAACGTAAGTTCATTTACTCACACATGGAAAGAGGTGAAAGACCTTATCCTCCCGTCATTCACTATTGATGTTGGTCGAGAAGAAAACGAACACAGATACACCGGTATGTGCTTGACCTCTCTATCAAT